ATTCGCTTGGGTGGGCTGGGATGATCGGCCCCGACTGTAGGAGGCGGAATGGCTGAGCAGGGCGACATCATCGAGTACGTCCCGATGAGCGTGTACGGCACGGTGGCGGTTGTCCCTGTCCCGGTTGACAAGGGGATCAAGGACTTCGAGCGGCGGCAGGATGAGTCGGTCCGGGTGGCGCAGGTTGCTAGGCGTCGCCTGTACACGGCGGGGAAGCAGTACGACACGGAGAACGTCATCGCGGCGCAGGCTGCTGGGACGGACCCGATCAGTGGGCGGCTGCCGGAGCACCTGAGGAAGCATGCGTACTCGGTGCAGGTGCAGGAGTGCATCGATTTCATCGCTGACCGGATCGGGAAGGGGTTCTCGATCGAGGCCGCTGACGCCTCGGTGCAGCGGGTGATCGACGACATGGTGCAGGCGACGGACACGATCTCAGCCCAGGACGACTCGGGTGACCCGGTGGTGGTGACGGATGACCCGCTCCGTGAGGCCCTGGGCGCTGGGGATGTCGCCGTCCATGTCCGTTGGGATCCGGTGCAGCAGACGGTGTTCCTCGACTTCTGGGAGTCGGAGAATGTGGAGTTCTACGGGGAGACGACCCGCCGTGTCGATGAGGTGGTCAGGACGGCTCTGGTGTGGCGGGCGGACCCGGCTGGGGCTGGGCAGGTCCGGCAGGTTGCGGAGCGGCACGTGTACGACGTCGTCCCGAACGACCGTGGGGTGATGGAGGCCCGGGTGCGGGTGTTCTGGGACGCTGAGGACACGCCGAAGTCGACGGAGTTCCTGGGGATGCCGGTGATCCCATGGGTGCTGCTGCGGGCGGACATGAAGAACCTGCGGAAGCGTCGTGGGGACTCGCTGGTGACGACTCAGGTGATGGGGTCGGCTGACCGGTACAACGCTGTCGAGCAGTTGTCGTACCTGATTGCCCGCTACAACAGCCACGGGAATGTCGTCGTGGTCGGTGACGGGGCCTCGCTGAAGTTGGAGGCGGAGGAACGGGTGTCGAAGGACGTCGCTGACGTGCTGACGTTCCCTGGTGGGACGCAGGTCATCGGGCTGACGTTGCCGACGGACGCCCAGATGATCGAGCATCAGCGGGCGGTGCTGGCCGACTCGATCTACGGCGCGTTCGGTCTGACCCGTGTCGACCAGGACACGCTGGGCGGTCTCGGTGGCGTGTCGGGGTATGCGCTGGAGATCCTGAACCAGAAGTCGGAGGGCACGTTCGGTCGGATCACGCGGCACTGGCGGAAGGACTGGCTGGCGCTGCTGAACATGGTGCTCGACGTGCATGCGTGGAAGGTTGACGTGGGCCTTGGCACGCAGACGGTCGGTGGGGAGTTCGTCCCGGCTGAGCAGGTGGACGACGAAGATGTGGTGGCCCTGACCGAGATGGGGACGGCGTGGGAGTCGGTTGACCCTGCGGTGGTGTTCCCGAACCGGAAGATCGTGATCCGGATGGGCAACGGGTACATCGTCGACGACGTCATGGTGCGGGACGACTTCACGGCGGGGCTGTACTCCCGGGCTGAGGCTCTGCGGCAGCGGGGCTACGACAGTGCCGACATCGATGCGATCCAGTCGGAGATCGACGATGAGCAGCCCGCCACGGAAGCCGCTGGCCTGCCGCCTGCCCCGACTGGGCGTCTTGCGGCGGTGGGTGCCGCGCCCCCGGTTGGGACGAAGGCTGGCAGTACCGTGGGCACAGCAACGAGAGGAGCCTGACATGAGCGTTTGGGATACGCCCCGCCCGTCTGGTGCGGATGCCTTTGTGAGCCCGACGGAGCACGGCGTCACGTGGACCCCCGGGACGGTGCCGGTCGTGGACCCGTCGTCGGTGATCAAGGGAACCGCTGGCGGGCGTGGGCTGCTGAACGCTCAGGGCCGAGGCGTCTACAACGGTGTGCCGCTTGGTGAGACCCGACTGGATGAGGAGGCTGAACTGGAGCGGGTGTACCGCCTGCAGCCGTCTGTCCTCGCTCGGCTCCGTGGCGCGACCCGGCAGGCGCTCGGCCGTTGAGCAGGTCGCCGCTCGTGCACGTCACCTGAGCGGCGACCTGCTTGCGCTGGAGCAGGAGTGCTTCAGTGAGATTGAGATGGCTCTGGCGACTGGCGCGGCCACGGCTGAGTCCACGATCCGGAAGCGTGCCCGTGCCCTGGGCGGTGACATCGCGAAGGTGTCGTATGACCGGCAGTTGGCGACCGGCCTAAGCCTGTTGATGCAGCAGTCCCTGGAGGCTGCCCGGGCGTCGGTGGCGGGGATGGCCAGCCTGGGTATCGACCTGTCGTTGGAGTCGATGCTGGACGAACTGGGGTTCCTGGAGGATGCGCTGGCTGCCCGGTACCGGGGTGTCGCGGTCGAGGGGGTTGAGTCGTCCCGTCATGTAGCCGTTGACCTGGTGACGGAGGCCATGCGGCTGCATGTGGAGAACGAACGGCTGGGGGTGGCGGCGTTCGACTCGGCGTACCCGATGCAGGCCCGGTCGGCGGTGTCGGTGGATGACCTTGTGCAGAGGGTGTGCATGGCCACGCCGATGTCGCGTCCGAACCTGCATGGTCGGGGGATCTGGTGGCGGGTGTTGCCGGGGGTGAACGCGTCGGCTCGGGCCGTGTCGATCGGTCTGACGAACGCGGTCCGGGAGGCTGCGATGCATGGCATGAACGTGGCTGGGGCCGCACGCTGAACCCTTGACCGACTGTCGCGTCAGATGTCAGACTTAGGACATGAACCACGACACTCTGGCGAGAGGCAATGAAATGACCGCAATGTTCATCGCGATGACGAAAGACGATAAGGGGTTCGTCGAGCACATCGGGTTCGGCTTCACGCACACCGCAGCGGACAGAGACCTTGTGAGGAACGGCGGATCGTTTGGTCCGACGTACAGCGCCACACGCCTTGCCGACAAGGACGACTTCTGGGGCGTCACCGCAGAGGGGTCGATCGTCGCGTCGGACATCGAGGTCCAGGCCGGTCCGTCGTCCGTCCTGTCGGAAACGGGGAACTGACATGGCGACCAGGAAGTCAGTGCCTACCGCCGCTCAGGCGTACGCAGCGAATCGTCTCTGGAGTGACGCCAAGGTGGTAAAGGGTTGGGAATGGATCCGAGACGAGTACCGAGGCAAAGGCGGACTCGCAGCCGAGTTGCTGTTCTTCCAGGTGGCCGACTACGACGAGGCGGTCATTTGGGCGACCGACATCACGGTTGCCCTGGACGCCTAGACCGACCCAGAGGCCCGCACCGTGTGGTGCGGGCCTCTGTCGTGACGTAGAGAGGAAGATGAGGTCGTGCCCGATCTGGTGCTGAAGCAGTTGGTGGCGGAGATCGACCGTCGAACGTCGATGCTCTGTCTGCATGCGGCTGGCCAGGTGCAGCCGGTTGACCAGCCGTACGACACGCTTGCTGGGCTGATTGACCGTCCGCCGTTTCACTGGCATTGCCGGTCGCAGTCGGTGCCGGTGGTGCCTGGTGCGAAGTCCGCTCTGCGGGAGGCTGCGAATGAGGAGATCCTGTCCCGGACGCCAGGGCAGAAGGCGCTGTTGAAGACGGGGTACCGGAAGCCGCCCGGTCGGCCGACGACGCCGGAGGTGGTTCCGGTGATTGAGCGGTTGAAGAACCCGTTGCCCGGTGGCCAGGTGAAGGTCGAGTCGGTCCCGGCTGAGCAGAAGAAAGACTGGCTGATCGCGCACTCCGCCCGGTTTGAGGCCAATAGCAACGGTGGTGGGATCAGCCAGACTTTCTGGGTGACTGACCGGGTGACCGGAGACCGGTTCGTTTTGAAGAAGGGCCAGTATCACGCGGAGTCGATCAATGAGGTTGCGGCGACCAGGATTGCCGACCAGTTTGGCATTCCGGGCGAGGTCAGGCTGGCCAGCCCGCTGGCCGATGGCAATGGCTGGGTGATGGCGAAGCATGCCGAGGACTTGATGCCCGGTTATAAGGTTGTCGACACTGCTGGGAGTCACGCTCGTATCGGGAAGATGGCACCGAGGCTGGAAGACCCGAAGGACCCCGTGAGGGTGCTGCTGTCGCACTTCGTGACGGATGAGGCGGACGCGAAGGGCGGGAACATGCTGCTGATGTCGAAGGACGGCGGGAGCACTGTCCGGCTGGTGCCGATTGACCGGTCCCTGTCGCAGATGGGTTGGCGTGGCGCCGTCGAGCCGGGGAAGACGTCGATCGTCTCGGGTGACTGGTCCCTGGAGGGCCGGTTGAAGGTGACTGACCTGCGCGGGTACATGAAGACGCGTGGTAGCCCGAAGGGGATCCTGGACCTGGTGCAGCAGCAGGACGCCCGCCTCGTCCGGGAGACGTACGACGAGGTGCTGGCTGCTGCCAAGGCGATCGACCTGGACGAGATGTTCGCTGGCCTCGAAGGGGCGCACGCGGAGGAAGCGAAGACGCTGATCCGGAACAGGATCCGACTGCTGGAGGAACGGCGGTCGGTGATCCTGAAGCAGATGGGTGTCGACGACGCGGTGGAGGCGATGCAGGTCGCAGTCGGTCGTTCGGCCACGTACGAGGTGTCGCACGTCACGACGAAGGCTGCGGAGGAGGCGATCCGCAAGAACGGGTTCCGGCTCGACTTGGACGAGCAGGGTGGGCGTCTGTTCGGTGACGGTGTGTATGGGGCGATGGATAAGAAGACGACCGAGTTGTACGCCTCGGGGTCGGTGTTCAAGGCTGCCGAGACGACGATGCGGCTCCGGTATGACGCCAAGAACGCAGTCGAGGTGGTGCTTGACAAGGCGACGATCAAGGATCAGCGGCTGGTGGAGAAGGCCGTTGTGGACGCACTCGGGAAGACGAAGGAGTTCGAGAAGGAGTTGGATCGGCTGCTGGCGATCGAGGCGAAGCAGGCGGCTCAGTTCAGGAGCGTGTTCGACCGGTTCGTGCGTCGGGAGATTGACAATGACGAGAAGAACCGGCTGTTGGAGGAGTACCGGGCCACGCAGGAGGTGCTGGTCGGCGGGAAGGGCAAGGCGTACGACATGGCGTTCCGGAAGACGATCAACGAGGCTGGCGTGGATGCGCTGGTGCTGAGGGTTGGCCCGGGGGTGTCTCCGACGAAGTTCCTGGAGTTCGGTGGGTCGCAGATTGTCATGTTCGATGCTCGGGCGATTGAGGTGCTGGACTGATGGAGTACTCGGAGATTGACAAGGGTCCGGCGTGCTGGCGGTGCAGGCATCTGCGGCGTGAGGTCTCCGGCACGTGCGACGCGTACCCGGGGGGGATCCCGATCGAGATCAAGTTCGGAGAGGCGCACGACAAGCCGATGCCTGGTGACCGGGGGATCCAGTTCGACACGGAGTTCGACGCGCTGATGAGATCCACGGGTTGACGGTGGGCCGTGGGTAGCCTGCTGGGCATGACGGATCGACCGCCGCTGGACCGGTACAGCCCGGAAGGGTTGCTGGCCGAGATCCTGGAAGCGGTAGACAGGATTGAGGCGGGGCAGACTGCCCTGTTCCTGCACTTCGACGGAAAGTTGGATGACATGAGTGACGAGTTCGCAGACCTGAAGGCGGAGGTCCAGGAGGACATCCGGGACGACGCCGCCCGGGACCAGGTCATCGCTGACCTGCGTGCGGCGAACGAGAACCTGGCGACGGTGGCGCAGGAGGCGGTCGACGCCAAGAACGTCTCGGAGCAGGAGAAGGCGGACCTGCAGCAGCGCCTCGACACCGCGAAGCAGGAGGTTGCCGACGCCGTGGCCGCGCTCCGGTCTAGCGACTTCCCGAACGCGCCCGCAGACGGCGGTGGCGGACAGCCCTCGACCTGATCGTCCCCGCACTGCAACGCCCCGGCCCGCCGCCCCTGGAGCCGGGGCGTTGCAGTGTCGCTGCTCGAACGAAAGTTGCGAGTCTTGTCAGCCGAGGTTGTAAGTACGCGCCAGGACCGGTCCGGCTGTGGCGGCGTCGCAGACGAAGGTGTGGGGTCCGTCGATCGTGAAGTACGACAGGCCGGTGAGCCCGAACCGGAGGATGTCGGTCTCAGCCCCGGTGCCCCAGTCGACGTCCTCACGGAGTTCGTCGGCCAGTGTCGTGTCGCCGTAGACGAGGGTGGTCTTGCCGTCGGTGACGACGAGGGCCTGGAGTTGGAGTACGCCTCCCGGTGCGCCGACCCCGGAGGTGGCGTTCCCGGCGACGGTTGCGTATGACGCCATGCACGGAGTGTTGCAGATGTAACGCCTGGGGTGGTGGATGCTGTGCTTCGTACAGAGCGGGGCCGCACTAGACAACCGAGCCGGGGGTCTGGGGTCGCGGACAACGACTGAGGAGATGAGCATGACCGTCCAGAACAGTGCAGGTGCAGCAGCAGCAGACGACCGTTCGGGGGAGTCGCAGCAGCAGGGCACCGACCAGCAGCAACAGACCGGTGCGTCCGGCTCGTCTGGCCAGGGATCGAGCATCCTGGATGACGAGGCGAACCTGTCAGGTGATGACGACCAGGGCGAGCAGCCCCAGGGACAGCAGCAGACAGGTGGAGGACTGACGGCAGCGGATGTGGAGGCTCTGATTGAGCGCCGCGTCCAGTCGGAGGTTGACCGTCGCATCAACGCTCGTCTGCAGGACCGGCTCGCCGGTCAGCAGCAGGGTGGTCAGCAGGAGCAGGCTCCGCCGCAGCAGGCTGTCAGTTCGGGTGCGTCCCGGGCGGACATGCGTGAGGCGCGTTCGGTGTACCGGGAGGTCGTGACCGATGAGGTCCGGTTCCTCGGCCCGGAGGAGCGTGACCTGGCGACGACCCTGGCGACGGGGCTGCTGGCAGACCGGTTGGCTCGGGGTGAAGACCCTGACCTGGCTGGGTCGGCAGTTGCACGTGAGGTTGCCGCCCAGATCAAGAAGACCCGGTCGATGTACGAGAAGAAGACGGTTGCTGGTCTCCAGCGTCGGGGTCAACTCGCGGCGAACGAACAGCAGACGGGCCAGCCGGTCGGGACCGGTGGCACGAACCAGAGGAACGCGCAGTCCGGCTACGCAGCCGGGGCCGCTGTTGCTCAGGGATTGTTCGCGAACCGCATGCCCCAAGACCCGAAGTAGAACCCAACAGCGAGAAGGAGAGAGACACCATGAGTGGTGGCTGGACCCCGGTGCTGAAGCGGACCGACGTCGGTCTTTCCGGAGGTGCGTCGTTCCTGGCGTCCGGGAAGTTGACGGTCAAGCGCGGAGGGATCACCCTCGACAGCGCCCTGGTCACGGCTGACGCGAACGGCGACAAGTACCTGGAGGCCGGGACGTTCGTGTCCGAGGTCACCGCAACGGGGAAGTACGGTGCGTACGACCCCCAGACGAACGAGGTTCAGACCCTGCTCGAAGGCGGGTCGGGGCTGACGTCGTACACGCTCACGTACTCGGGGCAGACGACCGCTTCGATCGACGATGACGCCACGGCGGCTCAGGTGCAGGCGGCGCTGGAGGCGCTGTCGAACCTCGCCCCTGGTGACGTGACGGTGTCCGCTGTCGGCTCGCCCGACTCGGTGGCCGGTGGCCTGCAGGTCACGTTCGGTGGGACGCTCGCTGACACGAACGTCGCGCAGATCACGGCGACGCCGACCGGTGGCACGGGCACGGTGAACATCGCGACCAGCGGCTCCGGTGAGGGCACGCCGACCGATGGCCGTGAGACGCCGTCGGACAACACGTCCGGGTACCTCCTGGAGTCGGTGAACCTGCGTGACGGTGACGTCGTGACGGGTCTGCTGATCGAGGGCAGTGTCCTCAGCGCCCGGGTGCACCCCGCCCCCGATGCGACCACCAAGGCGGCTGTCAAGGGCCGCATCATCTTCCAGTAAGGACGGGGAGTCATGACGCTTGCAGAACTCGACCAGTTCGCGACGCCCCAGTTCCTTGGGTTCGTCCGGACCGTGCCGCCGCCGAACGCCTTCAAGGGCACGACGTGGCTGCCGAACCGCACGACGTTCGACATCGCGTTCGAGTACGTGCTGGGTTCGTACAGCCGTCCGGTGATGGCGCACATCATGGGCTTCGACGCGGAGGCCCCGATCGCGGGTCGTCCCGGTGTCGGTGCCAAGGTCTCCGGCGAACTGCCACCGATCAAGCGCAAGAAGCGCATCGGGGAGAAGGAGATCATCCGCTTCCTGCAGCCGCGTGCGGGGACGAACGACCAGCAGGAGGCGATCAACCAGGTGTACCTGGGTGTCGCGGACCTGCTCGACGCCGTCCAGGCTCGTGTGGAGTGGCTGCGTATGCAGGCGCTGTCGGAGGACAAGGTCGTGTACAACGAGAACGGTGTGATCTTCTCGTTCGACTACGGGATCAGCGACGACCTGCAGATCAACCTGGTGGGTGCGAACCCGACCGATGGTGCTGGGACGGACGTCAGCAGCGAGTTCACGACCGCGTGGACGGACCTGGCGAACAGCAACCCGGTGCTCGACCTGCAGGCGATCCAGGCCCGCTCGATCGCAGCGTCGGGTCGCCGGTTCAGCCAGTTCGTTGCCGGGAAGTCGGTGACCGACCTGCTCCTCAACAACGCGGCGATGAAGTCGATGATCCGTGGGTCTGGGGCACCGAACGTGCTGCTCACGACGCAGGAGATCAACACGCTGTTCGGCCTGTACGACCTGCCGACCGTCGTCAACTACGACGTTGTCGTCCAGGCGGAGCAGGCGGATGGTTCGCTGGTCGACGTCCGGCCGATGGCCAACGGGAAGGCGTTCCTCGTCCCTGAGGGCGGCGGTGTCGGTGAGACCCTGTGGGGTCCGACGGCGGAGTCCCGGAAGTTGTACGGCACGGCGCTTGCTGGTCAGGCTCCGGGGATCTGGGCGAACACCTGGATCGAGGATGAGCCGCCGACCGAGTGGACGAAGGCCGCTGCTGTGGCGTTCCCGTCGATGCCGGGTGCGAACGCGCTCGGTCAGATGCGCTGCTTCTGATCGAGCATGAAGCAGCCGTAGGAGTCCACCCCCTGCGGTGATGTGACGGCCCGGACACGCCTAGCGCGTCCGGGCCGTCACTGTCAGGAGAGGTTTGAGATGGCGAAGGTTGTGTTGTGGGATGACCCGGGGGTGCCGGTGCCTCGGGTGCAGGTGCCGTCGGTAGTGCTGGATGACTCGTCGGTGCCTGGGACTGTCAGTGAGGACCCGCCTGGCGCTGAGGTGTCGGTGAACCCGGTGTTGACGGTCCGGCAGCGGACGGTCGGCCCGGATGATGACGATGGGACGCCGACGTTCATGTGGGAGCAGTTGCTGGTCGGTCCTGCCGTGCTGTTCGAGGAGCGGTCGGAGTTCGACTCGATCGCTGGGTCGACGTCGGTGAAGGCGAAGGCGACGCTCCTGTACGACGGGGACGTGGCGGTGCCGGAGTCGGTGTCGGTGACCGGCGATGATGGCGTCGTGTACCGGGTGACCGCTGTGCAGCAGACGCCTGGGTACCTGACGTTGGAGATGGAACGGATCGCGACGGCATGAGCGTCAAGATCACGGTGACGGGGAACTACGACCGGTGGATCCGGGGGTTTGAGGCGCTGCCTGCTCAGGTGCGGCGGGCGTCGGTGCGGGAGTTCGACCAGGCGAACCGGGAGTTCTTCGAGGCGACGCAGGATGTGGTGCACGTGATCACGGGCGAGTTGAAGCGGTCGGGGACTGGTGAGGTTCGGACGGTCGGCCCGGATGTGGTGGCGACGGTGGAGTACGACGCCGAGTATGCGATCTATGAGGAGGCGCGTGGCGGTGAGCATGCGTTCATGACCCGGGGGTGGGAGGCGACGGAGCACCTGTTCGCTGACGCGATGCCGGAGGCGTTCCAGAATGTGGTGGCGTCGTGGAGGTAGAGACCGCGTTCCGTCGGCACCTGCTCGGGGATGCGACTGTCCAGGGGTATGTGGCTGGCAAGGTGTCGAAGTGGAGGCTGGATGCGCCGGTTGATCAGACCGGTGGGCGGGCGATCGTGGTGGAACGGAACAACGGGTGGGCGACGCCTGACCCGGTCCGGTCGATGGAGTACCCGATCCTGCGGGTGAAGATGTACGCGGATGTCGACCGGGATGACCTGGGGGCTCCGGCTCGGGCGAACGCTGAGGAGAAAGCCTGGGCTGTCTACCGGGCGGTCGATCCGGCGATGTCGAACCTGGTGTTGCGGGGGACGAGGGTGGGGGCGTTCGGTTCGGATGCTGGGCTGATGGTCGTGTCCTGCGCCCGGAGGTCGGAGCCGATGCTGGTGACGATGAAGGACCAGCATGGGCAGATGTCCGGTGCCCCGCTCGGGGACTCGGTGTACGTGCTGGCTGAGTACAACCTGACCGTTGTGCACTAGGGAGAGATGACATGGCTGACCAGTGGAATGACGAGACGCAAGGACGGCCTGCCCCTCCCGGGTATGTGGACGTGGACCCGGACCCGACGCGGATCGGTGAGTACCCGACCGGTGGCGGCTCCGGTGGCGGTGGCGGTGCTGACGTGTACCCGATCGCTGGGTACGGGTTCATCGCCGCTAGTTGTGCCCCAGCGGAGGCGCAGAACAAGAGCAGCGTCAACTGCATGTTTGTCCGGGTGTGGGTGCCGGGTGGCCAGGCGATCACCCGGGTTGGGACGGTTGTGCACACGGTGGCTGCGACCGATTCGCCGTACGCAGAGAACGGGTTCGCGATCTACACGGACGAGGGCGAGTTGGTGTCCTCCACCCCGTTCGACGCGACTCTGTGGAGGACGGTCGGGTACCGGAAGAAGGACCTGACGACGCCGATCCCGGCTGAGGACGAGGGTCGGTTCGTGTACGTGGCGATTACCGTGCAGGGTGATGCGCCCCAGGTGCCGTACGCGGTGGTTGAGGCTCCGGCGCTGTACGAGCAGGAAGGGCAGTCGAGGAGGGGCTTCGGCAGAAGTGGCCTCGATGCGTGGCCCGCGAGTATCGACCCGGCGACGTACGGCAACGACCTGGCCGGGTACCTGCCGTTCCTGTACCTGGAGAACGATGATGGCACCGCTGATGTGAGTGGCAGCCTGTCCGTCGTCCCGGGTCCGATCGGACTGACCGGTCCGGCTGGTCCGGCTGGTGCTGCTGGTGCGGGGATCACGACGGAGGAAGTCCAGGATGTTGTCGGCGGCATGGTGTCGTCGAACACGGAGACCCGGGTCGCGCTGACGTACGACGACGCTGGCGGCAAGATCAACGCTGTCGTGGACGCGTTCCCGGTGGTGCTGCAGTTCGCGTTCGACGGTGCGCTGACGACTGGGACGGGGACGCGGCGGGTGTACAACCCGACGGGACGGACGATCACGATCAAGCAGGTGACAGCGCACGTGGTGACCGCACCGACTGGAGCCGCCATCTTGCTGGACGTGAACATCGGTGGGACGACGGTGTTCACGACGCAGGGGAACCGGCCGTCGATCGCGGCGTCGGGGAACACCTCGACTGCCGGGAACTCGGATGCTGCGGCGTCAACCCTGGCGTCTGGTGGGTACCTGACCGTTGACGTCGACCAGATCGGGTCCACGGTTGCCGGGTCAGACCTGACCGGGGTCATCTACGGGGAGATCTGATGGGGCAGGTCAGTTTCAAGCCACCCCAGATTAGGGCGGTCTCTACGACGCTCACCTACGCTCAGGAGGTGCTTGCCGACTCCCCTTGGGGGTTCTGGCGGCTCCTGGAGTCGGGTGGCGACTTCGCCGACTCGTCCGGTAACAACCGGACCCTTTCCGCCCTCGGCACCCCCAACTACCTCCAGACCGGTCCAGCGTCGGAGTTGCCTGCCATCAGCCTGGTCTCTACGACCAACAAGGCGGGGACGACGGCCACCTCCACATCCTCCACTGTCACCCTGGAGTTCTGGGTCAAGATCCCCACTGGCTCCATCATCGACGAGGTGCCGCTGTTCCACATGCAGTTGGACAACAACACCTACGACAAGGTGGTCTACGTCGACACCGCTGGCAAGATCGCGTTCTCCACCTACAACGGGGCTGAGCACATCACCGCCACCGCCAGCGCCGTGACAAGGGATGTGTGGCATCACGTCGTCGCCTCCATCGGAGCGGCGGGCCAGAAACTCCGGATCAACAAGACGACCGCCGCCACCGACGCGGCCACCACCTCATACACCGGAGCCCAGGTACTGCGGCTGAAGGGCGTCAACGCCCAGATGAACGGCGATAACACCATCCACTTCGCCGCCCCGGCGTTCTACACGACCCAACTCTCCGACGCCCGTACCGACGCCCACTACGACGCAGCGGTGGCGGCGGGCACCCCGACCGACATCACCGGGGGCATTCTTACCGCCTCATCTACCTTCAGCGGCGCTGTCGCGTCACGGGCGCAGGACGGCAACAACTCCACCGAGTGGATGAGTAACGGGGTTGTCGCCTGTCAACTCAATGTCTTCTACGGCGTGCCGAAGACTGTCGCTGCCTACCGGATCAGAGCCCATACGCAAGTGAACCGAGCGCCCTACTCGTGGACCTTCCAGGGTTCCGATGACGGCGCGACGTGGACCACACTCGACACCCAGACGGCAGTGGCGGCGTGGACCTCCGGCGAGCAGCGGGTCTTCACGCTCGCCTCGCCGGGGACGTACAGCCAGTTCAGGTTCAACAGTTCCGCGAAGTTCCCCGCTGGTGACAACTACATCAGCATGGCAGAGTTCTGGCCTCAGGCAGTAACGCCTGGGACCACGCCGGTTGATATCTCAGGTGGGACGCTCAGCGCTTCGTCGACCTTTGGTACTGCTGCGGCGTCACGAGCACAAGACGGCAGCCTGGGCTCCGAGTGGATGGCCAACAATGTCATCCCGTGCTGGCTGAAGGTTGTGTACGGGGCGAGCAAGACCGTGGTGGCGTACCGGATCTCGGCTTGCGACTTCAGTAGCCAGTGGAACCGCTCCCCAGGGACATGGACCTTGGATGGTTCCAACGACGGGTCGTCATGGACCACGTTGGACTCGCAGACTTCGGCAGTGGCATGGACCAGTGGGGCGACGCGCGGGTTCGTTCTCTCCTCCCCGGCGACGTACACCCAGTTCCGCCTCAACGTGACGGCCAAGCAGACCGGTGCTGCGGACAACTACATCAACCTGTCGGAGTTCTGGGTCCGAGAGTGAGTACGTAGCCGTTGTTGCACCGAAGACCGACGAGACTCCCGAGGAGGAGCAGATGAGGCTGATGATCAGGGCCGGGTTTGACCGGTTCAGTGGGTACGGGAACGACGCTGTCGATATGGCGTTGCACCTGGAGAAGCAGGGCGTGGATGTGCTGCCGATGCCGATGGGTGTGGTGCCGGGGCTGCCGAGGAAGTTCCTGCGGCTGTTGGAGAAGGACCCGCGTGGGCCGAAGGATGCGGTGTTGACGTTTGCGCCGCCGTTCGACTGCAAGCCGTGGGAGTACCGGAAGGCTGCGCCGGTCCGGGTGGTGTGGTCGATGTGGGAGCGGACGCCGCTGCTGCCTGACGACTTCGGGGCTCGGCGGTGGGGCGACTTCGACCCGTACGCGGATGAGACGGGGGTGGCCCGGTTGGAGGCGAAGCGGGCGTGGGCTGGTGACACCGAACTGTTGCTGGTGACGTGCCCGATGAATGTGGAGGCGTTCAGGAACGTCGACGACCGGGTGCCGATCGAGGTGCAGCCCTGCGGTGTGGACGTGGACGACTGGCCGGTGCAGCGCCGGGACCACGACCGGATGACGTTCATGTCGGTGGGGATGCTGAATGGCCGGAAGAACCCGTTCGCGCTGCTGGAGGTGTGGAAGGAGTTGAAGGCTGACATGCCCGAGTTCGACGCGAAGTTGGTGATGCACTCGCTTGCGCCTGGCCTGCACCCAGCGGCGGAGGAGTACTACGGGCCGGACCTGACGATCAGCCTGAAGGCGTTGGACCGGGATGGGCTGCGGCGGCTGTACTACGACGCTGACGTGTTGGTGTCGACGTCTCGTGGGGAGGGGAACAACAAGCCTGCGATGGAGTTCATGGCGTCTGGTGGGACGGTGATCGCGACTGACTGGTCCGGGCATCAGAACTGGCTGTCGAGGGAGTGCACGTTCCCGGTGGCGGGGAAGTTGGTGCCGTCTTCGGCGAAGGGTGCGGAGGAGTTTGAGGTGGACCGGGCGGGGCTGCGGGAGGCGTTGCTGGCGGCGTGGCGGGATCCGGGTCGGACGTCGGAGATGGGGATGGCGTCGTCCCGGTTCGTGGCCTCGGCCCTGTCGTGGCCGAATGTGTGTGAGGAACTGGTCCGCCAGATCGAGAAGGTGTCCCGATGACTGCCGAGGTGGAGATGCGGTGCCCGGTGACCCCGAGGCGGCTGTTCGGGAAGATCCGGTCCGGTGAGGCGACGATCGACCGGTCGACGAACACGATCCAGTTCGCCTGCGACGACTGCCGGACGGTGCAGCGTCGGATGGGTGAGCAGGACGTGGCCAGGGTGCTGCACGAGTTCGACATGATGGGCCGCTGCGTCGACACGCGGATTGTCCGGTACGGCTCGTAAGACAGAGGGTGGGACGCGAGGCCACGCGGTGTGACGGCCGGTGGGACGATCTGCCCTGAGAGCCGCGTCGACGGCCACCGACTGAGACCCCTGTGGGGTTGACCGAAGGAGTTGAAGCAGTGGCTGGTGAGCGCAGTACGATTGCGGAGGGCTTTAGCGTCACGCACGCGCAGATCCTGGGGGGGACGGAGACGTTCGCGCAGGCGATCGCCAACGCGACGCCCTCAGTGGCTGAGGACATCTACGGCGTGAACGACGCGTCCCTCGACCCGCAGATGGATGAGTACGACAACGAGGGTGATGACGCCGTCCTCTCGACGTGGTCGTGGTTCAAGTACGCCGACGTTGCGGTGCAGGCCGGGTACGTCTCGTTCCCGCTGATCGCAGCCCTGACGGGCCAGGATGTCTACTCGTCCGGGACCGGTGCTGGGATCACGTACGCCGTCGACCTGTGGGCTGACGACGCGATCAACGTTGCCCCGTTCCCGATGATCATCAAGATGCCGTCGAAGGACCGGGACAAGAAGATCCAGACCCTGACGATCGGCCTGTACTCGGTGCAGTTCAAGCCGATCACGTTCGACGGCCCGAAGTACAAGGACGGGCTGAAGATCAACTACAACGGGCGGGCTGTCCCGTCCCTGATCGACGAGAAGGGTGTTGCGTTCGTGGACGGGAAGCGGCGCACTGGTCGGCTGATCTCGACCGCCTGATCGTCCCCGTGACGCCCGGCCCCCGATTCGTCCGGGGCCGGGCCGAGCACCCTGAAGACCGAGATCGCCAAGGAGCGACATGAGTCCCAGCAAGACAGCAGAAGCGAAGCAAGACCTCGAAGTGATCGTCCCGGACGCTGCGGCGTTGACGGTGAATGGCATCGAGTGCACGGTGCGGCGTCTGAAGACCCGCGAGTTCCTGGCCCTGATGCGGGTGTTGACGGCTGGGCTCGGTGCCGGGCTCGGCCAGGTGAAACTGGACTTCGAGGACCAGGAGCAGATGTCGGCGGACATCGCAGCCCTGGTGATGTTGGCGATCCCGCAGGCGACGGAGGAGTTCATCCAGTTCGTCGCCATGATCGTCGATGCGAAGGACGGCTCGCAGACGGGTGCAGTGAAGCAGTACCTGGCGGACGACCCGCCGATGGATGTGCTGCTGGACGTGTTCGAGATCGTCGCCACGCAGGAGCATGAGGACCTGGCGTCGCTGGTGGGAAAAGCCCAAGCG